CTATTGTGTACATATAAGTTTTACGCATCCAAAAATGGTGACACGCACCTCCGCCTTTATATAAATCAGTTTTTTCTCCGCCCTTATGAAGCCAAATTGAATATGTATCTACACCTTTTGGCCCCCATCCTGGGTTTACTACCATTGTAGTCATTTTTAATATATCTTCTTTGCGATATATCTTTTTTGCTTTTATCATTTTCTCACAAAAACTTCTTGTTACATTTTTACCCTCTTTGTTAAATGTATCTTCTAAAGGTGAGTATTGATAACGCACTTTAAATGCAACATCTTTTACCGCTTTATCTTCGCTAGATTTTGAATTAGGTCTTGCAGTACCAGTAGAAACAAATTCCCATATTTTAGATAATGTACTTTTGTTATTTTTGTTTAATTCATCAATTTGATAATCTAATGCTTCTTCATTATCATAATCAACTTTGCGTTCATCAATTAATGACCATTCGCTTAAATCTTCATCTTCGCCCATTTCTTCTAAATCAACTTCACCGTGTGACTTACAAGGCATATACCAAACTTTACCATCTTCTTCGTGTTCGTGGTAACCCTCGCAATCTATCATCTTTGCAATAGCTTCTGCTTCTTCTTTTGTTCCGTATGCTTGTTTGCCGTCAATCTCTTTTAATTGAATAGATGACATATTTTCTTTTATATATCCACATATTTTAGGTGCTGCTGCTGCTCCATACCTTTTAGTTTGTTCAGCAATACATTTGTCCCAAGGATATTTAGCAAGATTTACCGACATCTCAACACCTGTTTCTTCTTCTATAGTCTCACTATCTTGTAAGTCTTTATCTACATCAGTAAATTCTAGTGGCTGTAAGGTTGTAAAGTATAGGTTTAAGGCTATATCGTTGTAAGCTAGTATTTGGTCAAAGCTATCAATTAAAAGTTCTTGAAATGGTCTTATAACGGTGTTATCCATTAATAGAGATGCTGTCTTTATTTCATCTGCATTATTACCTAAACCACTACCATCTTTTATTCCTAATAACATAGGTGATACAATACGATGTGCAACCATTATTTTCTGTGTGCTTTCCTCACTTAAGAATTGGTATTGGTTGTGAGCATCACTTAATTGTACAGGTGTTATTTCTGCTTGACTGTCTTTATTGTCGTTAAATGCTAAAATGAATTTACCAGCATTGCTTGTCCCCGAAAACTTCTGCGCTATCTTTGTTTCTATTAATTGTCTTTCTTGTTGGTTTGGTGTTCCGTTATTAAAATTAATCAACATCGATGGAGACAATCCATTCATTATGTTGTTCAAATGATAGTTAGATACTTCTTCTTCAAGTTCTGCATACTGCAAACCACCTTGGTAATCCACAGGTGAGTAATAATAAAACCCACTCTTGTATGGTTTGATGTAATATATTTCAATATTTTCTTTAGACATACCAAAAGCTGGTATTCTTAAAGGGTCATCAGTTCTTTTTATGTTCGCCCAATCATTAAAATAGTAGTATGCTGGTACATTACCATCTTCATTACATTTTTCTGCTCTTAATGTCTCGATAGGCATATGCTCAAGTTGAACAATCTTACTTCTATCCTTTGAGTATATAATTTGAATAGCAGCTTGTCCCATTAACTTTAAATCATAGCAACATCTTCTTACAACATCTTTTCTAAACAAAGAAATCATCTGTGCATACTCATTAGGCTTTCTATTGCTATCAGTTGCATTTAAACCTTTTCCGTAGATTGCTTGGCTAATTCCATTAATAGCTGCATTGTTTGTTGGTGAACCATTATAGCGGTCTATAAGAAACTGAAAATAGTTGTTATTTTCCCCATAGGAAATCCACTCCTCACCATTTACTTCTTTAACCTCTGGTGATGTATATGTACTTAAATTAACAAAGCCAAATTCTGAAGATTTAGATGCCTTTGCAAATTGTCCCTTTTCGTTTCTTTTTCTCATATTACAATGTAATCATTATTGTTACCATCATACGTTGTATATTGGTCTTTATTTATTTTGTAAAAATCATTATCAACTTGTATTGCATCTGCTTGTGCGGTACAAAATGCTCTATCTCTATATATTACATTTGTTTTTTCTGCATCTGAATATAATGTTACATCGTAAAAATGTCCCTCAACTAAATTTACATATTCTGTACCATATATAATGTAAACATCATTTTGAATAAAAATATTTCCTACACCATCAACTCTTGGTACAAGTGTATAATCTACAATAACATTTGTACTATCATCTCTTAAAGTCATATAAGCATTTGCTACATACTCTCTTGGTATAATTGTAAATCTATTGGTAGCTTGTGGTTTTAAAAGTATCATCAATTATATAACGTATAAATAAAGGTAATTTGTAAAAACAAAAAAAAAGCACCCGATTAAGGATGCTTTTAATTTCAACTAAATAATTGGTTATCCTTGTCCTGGGTCAAGTGGTATTCCAGTTGGTGTTGGATTAATCGGTGTTACAGATGATGGTGTAACGGCTGTTGCTAAAAAGAAAGGTGCTACTTCTTCCATTCCCTCGAATGTTAGCGTAAATCCTGAGAGGTCACCAGCGCTTGCGCCAGTAACCACAGTACCTCCCGTGCATTCCATACCATTTTCTAAACCACATAGAAAACTATTACCATAGTAATCTTCTACTACAATATTTGGTCTAGATATTGCTAAAATTTGCAACTCTGATTGAGTTTTAGCATCTAAAAATGTTAATGTAAGGTTTAAAGTTTGAGTATAAAATGTTGTTCCGTTTTCTCTGCTACTTGTTACTGTAGTTTCTAAACTAGAATTACCTTTTACTGGATATTCAAACCATACAGATGGGGTTGATGCATCTACTATAGTTGCTTCTTTTGTTGTTGCATCTACTGTTACACTTCCGATACCACCGAAATCTGCAAAGTAAACACGTTTGATGCCACCAAAGGCACTTTTACAAGGTAGTTGTCTACCTACTGTTAATGTACAAGCCATATTGTCTAAAATTTTTTTTAACTTATTGAAAATCAATAAATTAGTTATTGTTATATAAAAAAAGGGTAAGCAGATAAACCACCTACCCTAGTTTTTTGATTAATTACTATTTGTAACTATCTGATTATCAGACAATTAAGCGTATTCTACTAAATCAGATGCGATACCAAACTGTACTCCAGAGGTAAATCTCATAATCATTCTTACATTGTTTGAACCATCTAAATCAGCCATATCTAAAGTTTTCACTTCGTTTGTTGAATTTAAAAGACCAGTACCAAAGTACAAGTTAGAACGTTGTGCAGCATACATTTTGTTGTCAGCCATTCCTGGACATACAAAGATTTTTACACCGTTAACTGTTAGGCTTCCGTTGTTCCACCATTGCGTACCCATATTAGCTACACCATTCGCTCCTAAACCTGCTGCACCAAATCCTCCTAATGCGGTTACATATAATTTAGCTGCTTTAGTTCCGATGTATAAGAATAAATCTTCTTTACCATATAAAGCACCTGGTATTGCATCAACTACTTTTGAAAGTTCGTCAATGATATTTGTAGATAACAACCCACCAGCTACTGCTGCTACTTGTTGTGCTGCTGGAATATCTCCTGCTGCTGCTGATGCTGCAATTAGCTTTTCAAACCCATCAAAAGAGTTGTTAGTTGCTGCTGCTGTATCACCTTGCCAAATACAGAATTCTGTGTTCTGTGCTACTTCGGCTGCAACGTGTGCTATAAGAAAGTCAGAAAACTTTGGTGGCAATGTTTGACCAAGACCAAATCCCATAGATTGAGCTTCCCAATCTGATACGAAATCATACTTACATAATTGTAGGTTAACTTGTAATTCTTTTGGCTGTAATATCCTCTCTGTCAAGGTAATAGCAGATGTTGGTGTAAAATCACACCCAGCTGCTGTCACTAAAGATGACGTTACTAATTTTTTGATAACCTCCTTAAAAGCGATGTTTGACTTAATTGAAATACCGCCATCATCAATAGTTGATGCAGACAATAATGCTGCTGCAATATACTCACCAGCGAATTCACCAGCATAGGTAGAATTTACGGTTACGGTTGTTGCTAAATTTACGTTTCTTTTATTCATTTTTATTTATTTAATTTGCTTAATACTCTATCTAGTGTTGTGTTAAATTGTCCTTTACCAAATTGCACTTGTGTTTTTTGTGGTGCTTTTGCTTCTGGATTATGTTTGATTGGTTTTACTGATGAAAGTTCTTCTTTCATTTCAACTTCTTTTTCTTCTTCCTTTTCCGCTTCTACTTTGTCAGACTTTAAATCTGCAATAGCATCTTCTAGGTTTTGGATTTTATCTTCCATCTGTCTAAAGGTATCTTTAGTTACATAGTTTTCTTCATCCATCATTTTTTCTTCTTCTTTTTCCTCTTTTAAATCCTCTGTTGTTTCTTCTTCTTTGGCTGGTACTTCATCAGATACTTCTCTAACATCTGCAATAACACCCTCAGCTTCTACAACAACCAATCTACCATCTTCTAAGATGTATTCACCAACTGGCATTGCAACCTTTTCATCATCTGTTACAATAAAAATTTCTTTGTCTTTTTCAAATGCTTCTGCACTTACTACAGTACCATTTTCTAACTTTTGTTCTTCAAGTTTAACCTCGATGTTTAAAAGTGTTTTTATTTCGTTTAACATATCATTTGCTTTCATACTATTTATATAACGGTTATTAAATTAAAATTTGCGTTTTCAGTCTGTCCTTGTTATTACACCAATGCCCTGTGCTTGAATAGAACCATCACAACAAGAGATAGAATACTTATTGGTATCCCAACATAAACAAGCACGATTACCCC